AGCGTAAGGAGGAGTCGATGTCCGACGTTTCTTCAGGTTGGGGTCGATTTACCTGGGGCCAAGCTTATTGGAACAGGGATGCATTACTAGCTACAGGTTGGGGTGCAAAAGCATGGAACGATGGTGAGTGGGGAAATCTCGCTGACGAAACAGTTTCATTAACAGGTGTATCATTTTCAGCTTCATTAGGATCAGTCAATATAGTAAGCACAAATATTATTATCCCAACTGGAATATCTTTCACAGGATCAGTTGGATCTATATCTCCAGTAATTCCAAAAACAGTTGAACTTGGAAGTTTATCTTTTCAATCAACTGTAGATTCATTAACAACAACTGCAGCTGCAAACGTATCTTTAACAGGTCAAGCAATAACTGGTGCTAACGGTGTAATTACACCTGCAGATCAAGTTATGGGTTTAACGGGTCAATCATCAACTGTTCAACAAGGAACAGCGGTTGCACCAAACGAAGATGTATCTTTAACGGGTCAATCAATAACTTCATCTCAAGGAACTGCATTAGGATTTGGTGGTAGTTTAGTTGCACCAACAGGATTTTCTATTACATCAGCACAAGGAACAGCAATTGCTCCAAACAATTCACAAACATTATCAAGTCAAGAAGCACAATTAACTGTTGGATCTCTTGTAGGATTAGGTTCTGCAGTTGCAGATTTAACAGGTATTTCAATGACAGGAAGTGTTGGAAGTATATCACCTGCAGATACGATGGGATTAACAGGTGTATCATTTACAGGTTCTTTAGGGTCAATAATTCCAGCAGATCAAGTAATGGGATTAACTGGACAAGAGGCCACTGTTAGTGTAGGAGCAGTAAATGTTAAAGCTTATGCAGATATTGACACGGGCAGTAACACGTCATATAGTAATG